TGCTACTACTGTTGCAAGTATCACTGTAACTAATGGTGGTACTGGTTATACTTCTGCTCCAACTGTTACATTAACAGGTGGTGGTGGATCAGGTGCTGCAGCTACTGCAGTTGTTACAACTGGTGGTGTAAAAATTAATAACGAAAATGATTATCTAGTAACTTATGCTGCTGGTGCTGGTGTTGTTGGTGAATTTGCTGCAAAATATCCAGGAACATTGGGTAACTCATTAAAAGTTTCTTTAGCAGACTCTTCAAGTTTCGCTACATGGACATACAAAGATGAGTTTGATACTGCTCCAGGAACATCTGACGCTGCTGCTTCTGTTGGTGGCGCAAATGACGAATTACACGTAATCATTGTTGATGAAGACGGATTATGGACTGGTACTCCAGGAACTATCCTAGAAAAATTTGCTTATGTATCCAAAGCAGGTGATGCTAAGAAATTTGACGGAACAAACAACTATTACAAAGATGTAATCAATTCACGTTCTCAGTATATCTGGTGGATGGATCACCCAACAGGTGGAACCAACTGGGGTAATAATATTGCAGGAACTTCATTTGCAAACTCTGCAGCTGTATCTCGTTCATTGGCAGGTGGTTTAGATGACCTAACTGCAACTGATGGCGAGCGTATTACAGCATGGAACATTTTCAGTGATGATGCAAGTTATGACATCTCATTAATTCCAATTGGAAAAGCATCTCCAACTGTTGCTAATGCTGTTATCGCTATCGCAGAAAGTAGAAGAGATTGCGTAGTCTTCATTTCCCCACAAGATATTTCTACTACTGATATCATTAGCACTTCTAATAGTGGTGATGATGCAGTAAACAAAATTATTGCTTATCGCAATGCGTTAACAAGCACTTCTTATGCTGTGCTTGATTCTGGTTACAAATATCAATATGATCGTTATAATGACAAATATCGTTATGTTCCATTAAATGGTGACATTGCTGGTCTATGTGCTCGTACTGATTACACTAACGATGCTTGGTGGTCTCCAGGTGGTTTAAATCGTGGTCAAATCAAGAACGTAGTTAAATTAGCTGTTGCTCTTGATAAAACTGATCGTGATAATCTATACAAGAATGGTATTAACCCAGTTGTTACTTTCCCAGGAGATGGCACTGTTCTATTCGGTGACAAAACTCTATTGGCTAAACCAAGTGCATTTGATCGCATTAACGTGCGTCGTCTGTTTATTGTTCTTGAGAAAGCAATTGCAACTGCTGCTAAGTATCAGTTATTTGAGTTTAACGATGCGTTTACTCGTGCTCAATTCAAGAACTTAGTGGAGCCATTCCTACGTGACGTACAAGGTCGTCGTGGTATCACTGACTTCGTAGTTAAGTGTGATGATTCTAACAACACTGGTGAAGTTATTGATCGCAATGAATTCGTTGCTGATATCTTTATTAAGCCAGCACGTTCTATCAACTTTATTACTCTTAACTTCGTTGCTGCTCGTTCTGGAATTAACTTCAGCGAGATTGGTGGCTAAGAGACTAAATAAAGAAAGAACAAAGGAGAATTAAATGGCAAATATCGCTGATTTTAAAGCACAAATGATTGGTGGCGGTGCACGCCCAAATCAGTTCCGTGTTGAATTAGTGTTTCCTTCTTACGTACCATTAGGTATCGTTGCTGGTCAACGTGCTCAGTTCTTATGTAAGTCTGCTCAGTTACCAGCGTCTACTATTGAGAATATTCAAGTTCTCTATAAAGGACGTCCAGTAAATTTTGCAGGCGAGCGTAATTTTGCACCTTGGACTGTTTCAATTTACAACGATACTACTTTCAATATTCGCAATGCTATGGAACAATGGCAAGCTGGTATTCAAAGTTATAGTAACACTGACGGAAGAACTAACCCACGTGATTACCAAGTAGATTTACAAGTTCATCAATTAGATCGTGGTGGTGCAATTATCAAGAGCTATAAGTTCGTTGATGCGTTCCCAACACTAATTGGTCCAATCGCATTAGACTACGATCAGCAAAATCAGATCGAACAGTTTGATGTAGAGTTTCAATTTAACTACTTTACTTCTAATGCAACTGAGGGTGGTGGTATCAATCTTAATGTTTCTGTTGATACACCAATCGGTAGTTTCCCACTACCAATTTAATTATATAATTAGGGTTTTTAATTATGCAAATTTTTGGATTTGAGATAAAACGCAAGCAGCCAGAAAAAGAGATCGGAACAGTAGTAACTCCGATCTCTGACGATGGCTCTACAGTCGTATCTACTTCTGCGACAGGCTATTATGGCATGGTCATGGATATGGATACGATCGTTAAGAATGAGAACGATCTTATTCGTCGTTATAGAGAAACTTCTCTTTATGCTGATTGTGATGCTGCGATTGAAGACATTGTAAACGAAGCAATTATTGCTGAACCAGATGATCAAGCTGTAAAGATTAACTTGGATAAAGTTAAATTATCTGAGTCAATTAAGGGTAAAATTAGAACAGAGTTTGATGAAGTTCTTCGTTTATTAAATTTTGATGATAAAGGTCATGATATATTTCGTCAGTGGTATATTGATGGAAGAGTTTATTATAATATTTTAATAGATCCTAATCAACCAAAATTAGGTATTCAAGAATTGCGTTATGTGGATCCTCGCAAGATTCGCAAAATTAAAAAAGTTGAAAAGAAAAGAACACCACAGGGTGTTGATGTTGTAGTTAAAAATGAAGAGTTTTACCTGTATAATGATAAAGGTATTCAAGAGAATACTACACAGGGAATCAAACTCTCGCTAGATTCAATTATCTATACTCCTTCTGGAGTAGTAGATCAAAATACTGGTATGATGATGTCTTATTTGCATAAAGCAATTAAGCCAACAAACCAGTTAAAGATGATTGAAGATGCGGTAGTTATTTACCGCATTTCACGTGCTCCAGAAAGACGTGTGTTTTATGTTGACGTTGGTAACCTGCCAAAATTAAAAGCAGAACAATACGTCAATGACATTATGAACAAGTTTAGAAATAAAATTGTTTATGATGCAACAACTGGAGAGACTCGTGACGATCGTCGTCATTTAAGTATGATGGAAGACTTCTGGATGCCACGTCGTGAGGGTGGTAAAGGAACTGAAATTACAACTCTTCCAGGTGGACAGAATTTGGGAGATATTGCTGATATTCAATATTTCCAAACTAAATTATATCAGGCATTAAACGTGCCATTATCAAGATTGCAACCAGCTACTGGTTTCTCTCTTGGTAGAACTACTGAGATTACACGTGATGAGATTAAATTTAATAAGTTTATTGCTCGTCTACGTAAAAAGTTTTCTGGATTGTTTAGTGGTGCATTACGTGTTCAATTGGTTGCTAAGGGTGTTATTCGTGAGGAAGAATGGGCTACTATTGAACAAGCAATACAATATGATTATCAACAAGATAATCATTTCACTGAATTAAAAGATAATGAGTTATTGTTGCAAAGATTAGCTGCTTTACAACAAGTAGAACCTTATATTGGTCGTTTCTATTCTAGCACATGGATCCGTAAGAATGTTCTTGGGCAGACTGATGAAGAAATTGAAATTATGCAGAAAGAAATGACTGAGGACAAGATTGAACAAATGCAGTTGGCTGACGAACAAGGTAGATTAGCTGCAGTAACGCAAGTTGCACAGCAACAGCATTTAGCTGATAATGGTATGGGTGGTAATGAAGTATCACCTGACCAACAATAAAGAAGGAGATATAGTATGAGTGATAATGTAAAAAATTTAATTTCTGCAATCGCTGCTGGTGATGCAGTAGAAACAGAGAATGCATTTAATGCAACTATGGCAGAAAAAATTTCAGCCAAATTGGATGATATGCGCATTACTGTTGCACAAGGTATGTTTAAAACTGCAGTTGAAACTGAAGAAACACCTGCAGCTGAAATTACCGATGAAACTCCTGCGCCTGTTGTTGAAGAAGAATTTGATCTAACTGAAGAACAAATTGACGCAATGACTGAAAAGCAGTTAGATGAGATTCTTACAAAGAAAACACCAGCAAGTAAAGTAATTAGTGACTTCGTTCATAGCGATGATCCTAAATTTGCTGGAGATACAAAGAAACAAAGAATTAAAAGAGCACTCGGTGCATATTATGGTATGCACCCAGAGAAGTCTAGAAAATAATGTTTTATAAAGAATTTACAAAAACTATTTCTGGTGCGGATGAAACCATTCGCTCTTATGGCCATTTAATACAAAATATTAATGGGACTATTTTTGTAGATAAAGAAGAAACTAATTTTAAGAGTTTGGAAGAAGCAAGAAAATACATTAAAAATAAACACTGCTCAGAAGCGATAGAAGACGAGATTATAGAAAAACAATACGAAGAGATTTCAGAAAATCGTATCGCTAATATTATTAAAGAACATCACGATATTAAAGTTACAGATACTCTAATAGAATCATACCTCGAACTTGCTTCTTCTAAAATTTTTACTGTAGATCCAGTTGTTCAAGAAATTAGAAAACTTAATAAACTAGACTCCCTGATTGAGAGTAAGTTACACTACGAATTAAAAGATGGCAGTATAGTTGCGATTGATGAACAAACGCAAGAACAACTAAATAATTTATTGGCAAATCATAAAGACGTTGTTGAATATATGCGTGAAACGAAAGACAACTTCTTTAACGTAGTTAATAAGATTAAGGAATAAAAATGGCTGTCACAAAGACAATTATAAAAAATACCAATCAAGAGACAATCGTAAAGATTGCTGGAACAGCTGGTAATGCTACCATCGATTTACAAACTGATTGTTTAGCATCTACTCAAGCATTAGATGGCGCAACTCAAAGAGTTGATATTTGCACTGCTATGGTAACTGGTCTTTTAGGTTCTGCTGTAACTGTAGTTCGTAACTCAGTTCCAGTATTAGCATTTGCAGGAGAGAATGCATCCTTGTTTGATTTTGAAGGGCAGGGATTTAGAGATAATACAGAAAATAGTAGCGATATCGTTGTTGCTATCTCTGGTGCTGAAGCCCATATCTATTTGACATTACGTAAAGTTAGTGGATATGCAACTAAAGTAGAAACTGCTCAGTTTGGTTCTTATGACAACCCAGCAGTAGTAGGGAGCTAACAATGAAACTAATTAGAGAAGTTACAGAATCTGTAAATCTTATTACCGAAGATAAATTAGGTAAAGGTAAACAGTATTATATTGAAGGTGTTTTCCTTCAATCAGAAATTACCAATCGTAATGGTCGCTCTTATCCAGAAGCAGTTATGGATAAAGAAGTTGGTCGTTACATGGAACAATGCGTTAAGCAAAATCGTGCATATGGCGAATTAGGTCATCCAGATACACCATCTATTAATCTAGATCGTGTATCCCATTTAATAGTTGATCTACACAAAGAAGGCACAAATTATATTGGTAAAGCAAAGATTTTAGATACGCCAATGGGTCAAATCGCCAAAGGTCTTTTAGATGGTGGTGCAAACTTAGGAGTATCTTCAAGAGCACTTGGTTCTCTACAAATGAACAAAGAGGGTGTTCAAGTGGTTCAGGATGACTTTATGCTGTCTACTGCAGCAGACATCGTTGCTGACCCATCCGCTCCAGATGCTTTCGTCCGTGGTATTATGGAAAGTAAAGAGTGGGTATTTGTTGATGGAAAGTTTGTGGAAAAGCAGATTGAGGAAGTTAAATCTTTTATTAGAAAAACTTCTTCTCGCAATTTAGAGGAAGCCAAACTACGTGCTTTCCAAGATTTTCTGACTAAAATCAGATAAATAATAAATAATTACATAGAACTATCCAGTTAGGAGAAAACGATGTCAATCGAACAAAAAATCGCTGAAATTCTTGCTGAGTCAAAAGCTGCTGCTCTCGAGCAACAAGTCGCTGACACTCAGGAAGAAACTATTGTAGAAGAGGACGAGACTGTTGCTGAAGAAGCAGTTAAGCCAACCACTCCTCCTGCTAATCCAGACAATGCTAAAAACAATGTCGATCAAGAGAAAGCAGCTGAAGGTGGAACTTCTAAAACTAAGAATAAAGCCAATGAAGACGAAGAAGCAGCTGAAGCCAGCCATCTTCCAATCAAAGGTGTAAAAGAAGATATTGATGCTCTTATGAATGGTGAAGAACTCTCTGAAGAGTTCCGTGCTAAAGCAACTACCATTTATGAAGCAGCTGTTACTACTCGTGTAAAAGCAGAAGTAGCACGTATCGAAGAAGAATACGCAGCACGTCTTGAAGAAGAAGCTGCAAAGATTGCAGAGGGTCTTGTTGAAAAGGTTGATGGATATCTCGACTACGTAGTTGAGCAGTGGATTGCACAGAATGAAATAGCCCTTGAGCATGGTATGAAGTCCGAAATCCTTGAAGGATTTGTTGCTGGACTTAAAGGTCTTTTCGAAGAACACTATATCGATATTCCAGAAGAGAAGTTCGATGTATTAGGTTCAATGGAAAGTAAAGTTGAAGAACTCGAAGCAAAGTTAAACGAGCAAGTTGCTGCTAATGTCGAATTGAATAAAACAATCGGCGAACTAAAGCGTAACGAAATCGTTGAAACTGCATGCGAGGGTTTAACTGATACTGAAGTAGAAAAACTAAAAGGTTTAGCAGAAGAACTTTCTTATGAAGACGCTGACACTTTTAAATCAAAAGTTCAGACAATTCGTGAGAATTACTTTACTACCAAGCAACAAGCGGAAGTAACATCCGTGGTAACTGACGAGCCAGTAGAAACTTTAACTGAGGAAAAGAAAATTGACCCAGTAATGGCAAAGTATCTATCTGCTCTCAACCGTAAGTCTTAATTTTTTCAAAAGGAAAACTTAAATGAATCGTCAAGAATTATTAAAAAAATGGGCACCAGTTTTAGAAGCTGAGAATGCTCCAAAGATTGCAGACAGCTATCGTAAAGAAGTTACTGCAGTTCTATTAGAAAACCAAGAGCGTGAGATGGCTAAAGAGCAACAAGCTCTTTTCGAAGCAGCTCCAGCTAACGCAGGTGGTGCAGGTATCGCTTTAGGTGGTGCTGGTACTAATGCACAAATGGCTGGTTACGATCCAGTATTGATCGCTCTAGTTCGTCGTGCTGCTCCACAGCTTATCGCTTATGATATCGCTGGTGTTCAGCCAATGACTCAACCAACTGGCTTGATCTTCGCAATGAAGTCACGCTATACTTCTCAGAGTGGTACTGAGGCTCTATTCAACGAAGCAGATACTGACTTCGCTGGTACTGGCACTCACGCTGGTTCTAACCCAGTTTCTGGTGCTTATACCACTGGTACTGGTATCACTACTGCTAACGCAGAAGATCTAGGTGGCGCAACTACTTTCAATCAGATGGCATTCTCTATCGAGAAGACAACTGTAACTGCACAAACTCGTGCTTTGAAAGCAGAATACACTGTTGAACTTGCACAAGACTTGAAAGCAGTTCATGGTCTTGATGCTGAAGGCGAATTGAGCAACATTCTTTCTTCAGAAATCCAAGCTGAAATTAACCGTGAAGTTGTACGTACTGTTTATGCTGCTGCTAAAACTGGCGCAGAAGTTAACACTGCAACTGCTGGTACTTTCGACATGGACGTTGACTCAAATGGTCGTTGGTCTGTTGAGAAATTCAAGGGACTATTGTTCCAGATCGAGCGTGAAGCAAACGCTATTGCACAGACTACTCGTCGTGGTCGTGGTAATTTCATCATCTGCTCAAGCGATGTTGCATCTGCTTTAGCAATGGCTGGTGTTCTTGACTATGCTCCAGCATTGTCAACTGGTCTAAATGTTGATGAAGCATCTACTACTTTCGCAGGTGTTCTAAACGGTAAGTATAAAGTTTATGTTGATCCATATTCTGCTAACCAATCAGCTAGCCAGTTCTTCGTTGTTGGTTACAAAGGTACTTCAGCATTTGACGCTGGTTTATTCTACTGCCCATACGTTCCTCTACAAATGGTTCGTGCAGTTGATCCAAATACTTTCCAGCCAAAGATTGGTTTCAAGACACGTTATGGCATGGTTGCAAACCCATTCACTAGCTTGTCCTCTGGCACTAACATCTACTACCGCAAGGTAGCTGTTACTAACTTAATGTAATTTGTTAAGTTATTAAACCGACAGAGATCGGTACTTAAGAGGGGAGCTTCGGCTCCCCTTTTTTTATTATAAATAATAGTATGGAAGAACATAAAGTAAAAATTATAGTTTTATCCGATCTCCTTGATACTCGTGCGAGGAAGGAGAAAGAATTACGTTACTATGAAGAGCAATTAGAAATTCTTAATGAAAAAATGTATTGGATTAGAAGAGAAATAGATTTAACCAATAACATTATAAACATGATTGAGCACGAAAAACTTCTTGACCTACGAGAGCATTTAAAACAAAAAGATGAATAATAATACTATTTCTTGTCCTATTCCTAGTAACATATCTCCATTATCGCCTAATGGTTTTATGTTTACTATAAACAAATTACCAGAAATAAATTTTTTCTGTCAGCAAGTTAATCTTCCAGGAATAACACTTGGTGCACCTGAATTCGGTAACCCATTTAATGTGGCACCAATTCCTGGTGAAACATTAACATATGACACATTAGATGTTCAGTTTTTAGTAGACGAGAATATGCAAAATTATAGATCCATCTATAATTGGATAGTCGCTTTAGGTTTCCCAGAAAATTATTCGCAATATTTAACTTTCGTAAATGCTGCAGATTTGCAAAGAACATCAGAACTTGCAAAAAATTATTCTGACGCAAGTCTTGTTGTTTTAGGTTCCAACAACAATCCAATCCAAACAATACAATTTCACGACGCATTTCCTATATCACTAACCTCATTAACATTCCAATCAACGAATCAAGATGTAAACTACCTAGTGGGTAGTGCAACATTCCGCTACGGATATTACAAGTTTATTTGACAAAAATTGGCAATTGTAGTATAATCTTATTATGACTAAGTGGAGATATTATGACTCTAGATGAATTACAACAAATGTGGGAAAAAGATTGCGAGATAGATGATAACTATCTCGGCGAAAATTCCACAGCCACACCAAAGTTGCACGCTAAGTATGTTAAACTTCTGGTAAACACCAAACTCAAACACACCAAACTCCAAGCAGATTATGCATTGCTGCGCAAGAATAAATTTCGTTACTATCGTGGCGAGTTATCTCGTGATGAATTAACAGATCTTGGCTGGCAACAATGGCAAGGTGTTAAACCTCTTAAGAATGAAATGGATGAATTTTTACAGGGTGATAGTGAGTTGGTTACGTTGAAGATTAAAATTGATTATCTTGAAACGATGATCTATTTTCTTGAATCTGTTCTCGGACAAATTAAAGCACGTGACTGGCAAATTAAAACCGCAGTTGAGTGGAAGAAGTTTTTAGCAGGGTTTTAATGAAAGTATCAATAGAGAAACTTGATGAAGTTTATGTTCGTGTATTTTCAGAACCAAGTATCGAACAAGAATTATCAGACTTCTTCACATATGAATATCCAGGCGCAAGATTTACGCCACAGTATCGAGCAAGATTGTGGGATGGTAAAGTTCGCTTATATGATCAAGTAAGAAAAACTCTTTATGTGGGTTTATACAAATATGTTGAAGAATTTTGTATTCGCAATAACTACGAAGTAGAATATAAAACTCCTGTAATCAACACTAACAATATTACTAGCGAAGATATCAAATCTTACGCAAAATCTCTTAATCCGTATGGTCGTGGTAAACCTATTGAGATAAGGGACTATCAAGTTGATGCAGTAGCCAATGCTTTAGATAAAGAGAGAACTTTACTTCTTTCCCCGACAGCATCTGGTAAGTCATTCATTATTTACACAACGATGCGCTGGCATCTTGATAATAATCGCAAATGTATTATTATCGTTCCAACAACTTCTCTTGTAGAACAATTATACGCTGACTTTGAAGATTATTCAACTGCTAATGGTTGGAAAGTTTCTGCGCATTGTCAGAAACTGTATTCTGGTTTCACTAAAGATTTCACTAAAGATGTTTTAATTACAACTTGGCAATCAGTTTATTTACAGCCACGAGCTTGGTTTAAACAGTTTGACGTTATTTTTGGTGATGAAGCCCATCAGTTCAAAGCCAAGTCTTTAACATTAGTTATGGAAAAAATGGATAACATTCGTTATCGCATCGGTACTACTGGGACACTTGATAATAAAAAAGTTCATAGATTAGTTCTAGAGGGAATGTTTGGTCCAGTCCACAAAGTTACCACAACTAAACAATTAATGGAGTCCCAAAGACTCGCCAACCTAAATATTACATGTCTAGTTCTTAAATATTCTGAAGAGATTAGAAAAGAAAGAAAGAACAATACTTACCAAGAAGAAATGGATTGGTTAGTTTCCAACGAAAAGCGTAACAAATTTATACGTAACCTTTCAGTAGCATCAAAAGGTAATACTCTTGTTCTTTTCCAGTATGTCGAAAAACACGGACAAGTTCTCTTCGATATGATTAAACAAAAAGTTAATGTAGACAGAAAGGTATTTTTTGTCCATGGTGGAGTTGATACGGAAGATCGTGAATCAATTCGACATATAACTGAGGGTGAGAATGACGCTATAATTATTGCTTCGTTCGGAACATTTTCTACAGGTATTAATATACCTTCAATTGAAAACATTATTTTTGCTTCTCCATCTAAATCTAAGATACGAAATTTACAAAGTATTGGTAGAGGATTAAGATTAAAAGAAGGAAAAGATGTCTGCAATCTTTATGATCTGGCTGATGATTTACATTGGAAGTCTTGGAAAAATCATACACTCAATCATGCTGCTGAGAGATACAAAACCTACGCAGAAGAACAATTTGAAGTAAAATTAGTGGAGGTCAATATATGTTAAGGGGTACAGAGCATTTCGTCATAATTAAACTTGTTTCTGGTGAACAAGTTATGGCTGTGCTTGAAAATGAAACTGATGATAATGTTCAGATATCAACTCCTTTGCTTTTGCGTTTGTTTCCAATTTTAGGAGCAGAGCAAGGACAAGAACATGTAACTGCTACACCATATTGTAAATTCGCTGAAGATACTTCTCTAACTCTCAATAAAAGAAATATCCTTTTTATCAAAAATTTACATCATCAACTAATCCCCCATTATATTCGTTTGGCAAATGAATCAGAAGAGCATGTGCCAATTAAACAGAGAGAAGATGGTTCTGTTAGAAAATTAGATTGGGAAGAGGAAGAAGTTGAATCTCTATCAGACGAAGAGATTAAAAAAAGAATTAGAATGCTAGAAGCTATTGCTAAGAAAGAAGAGGAAGAAGTTAGAAACTTTGTTGATGGTAATGATACAATACATTGAATTTTTCTTTCAAACCCCACACCGTAAGTTTACTGGTTTTCAAAATAAATGTAAAACAAATCATATACTTGCAATATTTGCAATGAAATAAAACTTTACATTTATAACAATTTGTAGTATACTTTATATTATTACGTGTTATTAGGAGATTTGATTTGTGGCAAACTACATAAACAACGCTGACTTCTTAGCAGCAATCAAAGAATATAAGAAAAGTGTAAAAGAAGCAGAGGAACAGGGTTTACCCAAACCAATTATCCCAAATTATCTTGGTGAGTGCATTCTAAAGATTGCAACGCACCTTTCTTATAAACCAAACTTCATCAATTATACTTACAAAGATGATATGATTCTCGATGGTATCGAGAACTGTATTAATTACTTTGATAATTTTGACCCAGATAAGTCGAGCAATCCGTTCGCATATTTCACTCAAATTATTTACTTCGCATTCTTACGTCGCATAGGTAAGGAAAAGAAACATTCGTATATTAAAAACAAATTGATTCAAGATATGTCTTTCGATGCATTTGAATTACAAGAGCAAGATGAAGATGGACATTTTCAAAATGCATATCTTGAATTTATGCAACAGCATGGAACTTTTGATGATTCTTTCATTGAAAAGAAAAAAGCAAAAAGTAAAAAGAAAAAACAAACCCTTGATGATTTTATAGGCGATGGAGATGAGCAGCAGTAGTCTGAGTAGGTACATTAGAAGTTTAGCATCTTCACATTCAGTTGAAGATGTAATTAGAAGAATTCGTTCTAAAAGATATTCTAGAACATATAATGCAAGAAAGAAAGAAAAATTTTTAAGAGGGCATGTTTGGGATGCCTATGATAACATGTTTAATTTGAATACAATTATGAATAATGATAACAAAATTTTTTTGGGAGTTTCAGATGTTGATGATCTAATTACATCTGAGATTTTCAAGCGTCGTTCAGATGCTAACATAAGCACTGTATTGCGTCGCACATCCGTTTTGTGCAATCGTGAAAAGTGGCAAGAGTGGGCTGAACTGGCATACAGTGATTGTTTGTTTGTTCAATCTTCAACATCATCTGGTTTTATTGTTGAACACAACACAAACAATTTTATAAAGTTTGATGTGAATAATAACACTACTGATGTTCGTGCTTATGGTGATGTTGAATTCGCTAATAATGTTATTGAAGTTATAGAGAGCACTTTTGATCAAATAACTTGTCATATTGAGTGGGTATATAGTGGCGATGGTCAATCTGTTAATGTTCCTCTTAACAGAGATCGTCTACCAATTAAAGAAATGTATCCATTCCTCGGTGATGAATCTCTGGAAGATTATTATGATCGTTATATGGATTCATCAGCAAATATTCTTTTGTTGATCGGTCCACCTGGAACTGGTAAGACTACTTTTATTCGTGGTCTACTTTCACATACAAATTCTTCAGCCATCGTATCTTACGATTCTAACATTTTAGATAAAGATGGTTTCTTTGCACATTTCATTGAATCTGATGAGAGCGTAATGGTTCTCGAAGACAGTGATGCGTTTCTCAAATCACGTAATGATGGTAATACAATGATGCATCGTTTCCTTAACGTAGGTGATGGTCTTGTTACCACTAAAGGTAAGAAAATGATTTTTTCAACTAACTTACCAAGTATTCGTGATATTGACTCTGCGCTAGTTCGTCCTGGACGTTGCTTTGACATCCTGACATTTAACCAATTGACACAGGAACAAGCGGAGAAACTGGCGATTAAATTAAATGTTAAATTGGATGGCGTGAAAGACTCTTGGTCTATCGCTGAGGTTTTTCATAAACAAGATAATAAACCAGTTTCAAGAAAGGTTGGATTCCTATGATTAGAGCGAGAGTTGTTACTACAGATGGAATGGTTTCTGAGGGAACATATACTGACATCGAAGAATTAACAAAAAGTATTAAAGAAAATAGCAACAAAATTTTAACCTTGGAGGTAGACGTTGAAGATAGCGATCATCACAGACCAGCATTTTGGTGCGAGGAATGATAGTATAGCATTTTTAGATTTCTTTCAAAAATTTTATGACAATACTTTCTTTCCTAATATTGACGCAGCTGGTATTAATACTGTTCTTATTCTTGGTGACACTTTTGACAGACGTAAGTATGTAAATTTCTATGCTCTTCAAAGAGCAAAAGAAATGTTTTTTGATAAACTGGCTGAGCGAAACATTAATGTTCACATGTTAGCTGGTAATCACGACACTTATTATAAAAACACTAACGATGTCAATTCACCAGATTTACTTTTACGTGAATATAAAAACATTAATGTTATAGCAGAACCACAGACGATATATGTTGGTGGTGTTCCAATTTGTATGATACCATGGATCTGCCCAGAGAATTACCAAGAGTCACTCGATCAATTAAAGCAAACGCAATCAGATATTTGCATGGGGCATTTTGAAATTGCTGGGTTTGCTATGTATAAAGGAATGCAATCTCATGAA